TTCGAGAAGGAACATGTTGAGATTGAGACTACTGCACGCTTCGCTGTTGCGCAATTCAATGATCCAAATTTGACTAGTCAAATCATTGAAAAGGTTGCGCCTACTTGTAGCGCTGTTGCTGATCCGCATGTTAGCGTTTCTATCGACACGCATAGAGCACCTAGAGAAGGGCGTTCTATGTTCATAAAACGTACCCATCAGAAGCTTACTAATGATAACTCAGAGAAGACCAATGCGCTATTTAGTAAGCGCTTTGGTGCTTTGCAGTTGAATAATACTAATCATATGATAGCAACTGGTGTTGAACGTTATCTAGCCAATGCTCGTGATGAGTTAAATTCTGCTGAGACTCTTAAACTATTTGAGCAACTGAAACGTGGTTTTCAAAAGTTTGTTCAAATTGGTAAGTTACATGAACCATCTGTTGAGGAACTCGCTTTGTGTCGTGGGCATGCGCTTTCACGTAACGCAGCGAAGAAGTGTCAGCCTTACCTCGAGAAATATGGCACGCGGTTTCACGCGACACAGCAAATCAAAGGATTTAATAAGGATCAATTGAAGGCTAAGATAGGCGACAACACTTGGTTGAATACTAAGGTTGATAGTGATGGTCGTCTGTACATCAAAGGGGGACAACCCGTCAGCGCGCAACCTAAGGAAGTTAATGGTATTGTTGCGCCGTGGGTTACGTGGACGGAACGTGTTGTCTTTGCCTCTTTTAAACCAGGTGTTTTTCCTGGCTATGGTTGGTCTTCGAATTTGCTGCGTGATGCTATACGTTCAAGGCTCATCGATACAAAAGAAATGAGTACGGCGGTTACTACCGCTTCTTGCGATATAAGCGAGCAGGACACTAGTAAATCAGAAGCCACGGATATGTTCATGAGATGGATTTACACCCAGTGCGGTGTGCCGGACTCAATAGTGGATATTATGGAAAAACCTAATGTGGATTGGACCATGGACGCTGGTGACGTTAAAATGAAGGTGAAGTACCAATTTCAATCTGGTCGAGCTGATACGTTGTTTTCAAATACAATGCACACGATTGGATTGATTGG